GCTAATATTTGTGAATCATTATTATACTGTAATAGACTATTTAAATAATTGTTGCTAGTTACCGTAGACATTTTGGCATTAGTATCTGCTTGTGCTATTTTAGCCGCACTTAATAGTTCTAATACCGTATTATTATTTGTATATAAATCGACAATTGATGGAGACCAACTAGTAACCTTATCTGCTTGCTCTAATTTTACTTTAAAGGCGTTACTACTTACACTTGCAGAAATATATACGGAATTATCTGGTGAAACAGAAGATATAGATACATCTCCTGTATTACCTGTAATTTCTTTCTCATTTATAAAGTTCTTATTTAAGTCATAAAAGGCTATTTTTATGGTAACAGGGCTAGTAACGGAGTAGGCAGTTAGTATATAAGTGAAGTTTCTTATTGCCGCCATTTTAGGAGTTGATAAGCTACCATTATTTTCTTTATAAAATCCGGTATTACTATCTATTTCAGTATTCGCAATAGAACTTGCTAAAGAAAACATATTTACAGAAGTAGTCGCATTTCCGTAAATTGAACTAGCTATAGCATTCGTTTGCGAAATAGAAGATGCTGACATATTCACTTGGTCATTCACAGTAGATAATGAGCTGGAACTAGAAGACATATTATTATTAATAGAGTTTATACTATTGTTTATACCAGATATTGAATTCTTGTTATTTAAAGCCGATTGATAAAGATCTATTTTATCTGAATCAGTATCTAAGTCGCTAGCAATAATATGATGACCGTCAGAAAGCGTCATTTTTGTATTACCTGATGATAATATTAAATTATTGTCTTTATCAATTGTAAATGTGGCATTACTATCAGAAGTATCCCCAATATTGATAGAGTTATCATTTTCTCTAGTAAGACTTATTTCCCCATTATCTCCATCTATAGAAAACAACGATAGCCATTTATCATCATCATGAAAAGTAGTTAGTCTAGTCGTTCCTTGGGGTGATATAGAAACATTTGTTTGATGATGATCTAGTTTTTCTTCTCCGTTATCATCTAATAGATAGCTTCCTTGATGTTTAAAAAATATGTTTGGAGCTAGATAATTTAAAGTGTCAAAGTTTGTTCCATCTTTATATTTATTTCCCCGTAATGAGTAGTAAGTAGAAGCATCAACCTCGCCTACTGGATAGTCTACAAAATTGCCCTTAATATCATAATCATCCATTACTAGGAAGCTATTTCCACTAAAAGTATGCTCATAATATCCATTACCATTATGATAGGAGTAAGTTAAATCAGGATATAAATCTCTATATGAATTAGTTTTATCATACATATCTTCATCATTAGAAGCCATATATTGGTCCCCTGAATAATCGGATAGCATATAGGCATCTTCGTCAGACAAATATTTGCTTATTACAATAGGGGAATTCTTTTTACCCCCAACAAAGCCAATTAAGACAATATCATTAACCCTAATCGTATTAACTGATCCATAAGGATTTCCATAGCCATTTTTACCACCAAAGGAAACAGGAAGTCTGGCGCCTCCATTGGATATAGCTCCCGAGCTGTTATTCATACCATTTGTTTGTACAATATATTCAATACTATTATTCTCATAGTCTACCTTAGAAACTCTAGCTAATACTAGATCAGAAGTTGAATTATTATTGTTTATATTTCTTTTTAATTCTGTTCCTAAAGAGGCTTGTCTACGGATATCCCCCTTTTGCTTAGCCATATATTAATCTTCCTTTCTTTTAAACACTTCCATGGTTTTTACCAGCAATTAATTTTAAAGGGTCTTCAAACCCACTAGTAGAATAGCTACCATTATATAATTTTCTCCATCCATGCTTGGTTACTCCTACATGTACATGATCATGCCCACTGTAGTTTCTTGTTCCAATTATATCTCCTGTTTTTACTTTATCTCCTTTTTTAACTTTAGCATTGGCCGTTGTTCCAAATTCTTGATAGCATACTGAATATCCATCATCAGATTCCGTAATAATAATAACAGAATTTGTCCAAGAACCTGCCCCAGATCCCACGTATTTTACGGTTCCCCCATGGATAGCCCTAATTGATCCCCCATTAGAGAAATTAGAAAATCCAAAGTCTGTTCCATCATGGGTTCCTTGTCCTCTAGGAGATCCGAAGTTTTGTGCAGGGTTGGTATCAACAGTTCCATGTCCTTTAAAAGGAAGCCCCCATTTTCCTCCAGCGGCACCTCCTGTTGAGTCACTTCCTCCAGAAGATTTAGTAGGTTCTGTACCATAAGCAAGCATATTAAGTGCGGCTTCTCCCATATAGCCTCCTAAGAAGTCTTGATTCTTACCCCACATATGCTTAAATCTATCTTTTCCTAAGTTTTTAAGACCTCTAGTAACTCCTAAAACAGTCTGCCATCCAGAAGTAAAACTAAAGGTATGCTCAACAGATTCTATATAGAATTCCATTGAATCTTTAGGATCCTCCTCATTAATTACTTCTGCTATTTCCCCAATTCTATATTTAGAGTCACCAGGAACTGTTATATTTCCTGCTAAGAAATTAATATCATCGGAATACCAATTGAATAGCATCTGAGTAAAGAACTTTAAATCAATTGCTTCATCTTTTATTTTAGTATTCTGACTAACAATTTGATATTTTTTTAGAAGTGACTTAAAATCTTTTTGAGAAAGTTTATTACCACCACTAGCATATTTACCACGAAGTTCGAAAAGGACTTCATCGTCTGTATTATTAAAGGTTGTTTTACATTCTTGCATATATGTCTTGGCATCGGAGTAGGATTTAACGATATCTAACCATTTCTTATAGCTTATTCCTTCTCCACCAATACAACTTTGGCCGCCACCGTTTTCTGTATCTAGGATTCCATTCATTTTAGTTTGCGTTAAATGTTTTTCATTAATTAGATAAGCACTAACTAGTTCTGCGGCTTGCTGACCAGAGATATTATTAGCATTATTAGCTATTTTCTGAGCATAAGTGGATTGCTTCTGTCTAAGTGTTTTTAGTTTAACTTTATTTAAAAGCTTATTAATATCAGATGCGGTATAAGGAGTTCCTGCACTAGCTAATACTTTAGAGTTTTTACCAGATGCTTTAGTATTATTAGCTAAAGGGCCAGTACTACTTCCCTTCAAATATAGACTAGTAACCTCTAGAATGCTATATCCATATATATTAACTAACTGCTGGTTAAACTGTGGAAGTGATCCTAATTCTCCGGCATTTTTAATACCTGTATAGTTAGCAGTAGCTGGATTGACATTAAATACCGAATAGGCCTCACTATTAGTTTTACTTACATCGTCATTAATAACTTGATTACTATTAATAACAACCCTAGGTATTTCATAATTACCTTTAGAATCTACTCCATTCCAGTCTGATGGATTAAAAGGAGTTCTTCTTACTACTAAATGTGCTAAACCATTATAATCAGTATCATAGAACATTTCTACAAATGGTTTATGAAGGATTGCATCTTGTAATTCATATAAGCTTCCTTTAAAGTTTACAAATGAAGAAGAATCTTGTAGTTTTTCGTAAGAATCCCAGCTAGTCATTGATGAATAATTAATAAAGTGAGATAAATTATATCCTTTAGTTCCATAGGAATATTTCATATAGGGAAGGAATCTTTCAATTATTTCCGTCTCGATTGTTGCACAAGTATTACCTAAAAATGCCACACCTTTAGAATTTTTCTTTTCATTATCTATTTCTGACTGAGTAGCATTCGTATTACCAGAAGTACCCTTTGAAGACGTACTAGAAGAAGAACTATCTGAGGAAGAGTCAATATCGCCAGAATACTTTAAATCACCTTTCTTTATTTTCTTATACCAATCACTGGCGTATGATTGAGCATTCCCATCTGTTCCTCCTTCAAACCCTAATCTCATCCAGTGTGTTATTGCAGACAAGGGACCATTTAGTGTCTTTAGATGTGATAGATGATACCCGCCATGAGTATATTCTTTTTCAAACCAAAGCATTTGTCCTTTAACAGATGAGGGACTATAACCATGCTTTTTACACCAATTAATAACCTTTGTTTCGGGGTCAGATTGAAACAATCCATAGGCATATTTTCCTCCATTACCAGAAGAACCTTTTGCGTTTGGGTCAAAACTAGATTCTTGTTGAGTGCTCCCTAAGAACGCCGCTATTTGCTTGTTTGAGTATCCTTCAGACTTTAAATGTGAATATAGCTGTTCTACAACTTTTTTGCCTTCAAAAGTTGTATTAGTATTTGGATCATCTGTTCCAGTGCTAGAAGTGGTTTCAGCTTCATAATCCATATTAGTATCCCATAGCCAACCCATAGAACTAATACTTTCTTGAACTTCTTCAATAAGTCCAATTTTATATTGCATAAAAGCGTTTGCCATAGAACGGCCATTAAGCTGATAGACAACATTGTCTGAATCATAGTTGTCAACTCTATGGACTTCTGTAATCATTCCAGTAATTAGCTTAGTATTTTTATCATTTTTAACACCAGTTTGATTAGTCTTGACTCCTAGAGAAATAATATCATTAGGGAAGATAACGTAGTCCCACTTAAAGTCTCCAGATAGGATTATGCTAAAAGCAGATGAGTCATCTTCCATAGCATTCTTTGTTTGAAAACTAACGACACCAGAAGTCAAACTTTTATTATTAGTTTTAATAGAATCATCATATTTTAAATTAATAATATTATGTTCTGTATATAATTTTAATTCAATTAGTGGAACAGATGTTTGATTAGTAGTTATACTAGTTACGTTATTAGATGCCATTATTTTCCTCCTTTAAATATGTACGGAAAAAGCTATGAATTAGCTTAATCCATTTAGCAATGATAAGTTGCTGGTATTATTAGCTATACCATTATTCATTTTCTTCTTTAGACTAGCAATAAGTCCTTCTCCAACGTCTTTTCCGGTCTTGTGGCCATCTTTAACATCTCCATTAACATTAACTTTAATGTCAAATTTATTAGAAGAGTTACTTGATTTATTAGTGCTTGTAGAGAAGTCTTGTGCTCCAACCGGTTGATTAAGCATTCTACTAGCCATACTTGTATGGTGATACATCTTATTCAAGCCATTTTGGGTTGCCTTAGCCGCAGATACACTATTAGTATCTGAAGTGTTAGAAGATTTAGCTTTCGTTGACTTACTTTTGTCAGAAGACTTTTTACTATTTTTATCCATAGCCATATAAGTTGAGATCTTTTGGAAAGGTTGCATAGCAGTAGTTACTTTAGCATTTTGTTTAGCCTTGTCTTTATCAGATTTAGATTGTTTAATACTGGTACTAGAAGTTCCTGTGCCATTTTTACCAATTAATCCATTCTGTGCTTTAGATACATTTAATAGGTTAGCCGCTTTATCTAGTTGTCTATTATCAGAATCTATATTCTCTTTTCTGGCCCGAGCATTGGCTTCTTCTTTTTCTTTATCCTGATATTTTTGAGCATTATCCGCAGACTTATTACTACCTTTACCGGTAATAAAGTCTCCAACTTTGCCAAATACATCAGAACCAAGTAAGGAGCCACCGATTCCTCCAACAAGTCCTAAAGCCCCTCCAACAAGAGTACCAGCTCCTGGTATTACTGAACCTAATGCGGCACCTGTTGCGGCGCCTCCTGCCCAACCTGCCATTCCCCCGGCCATTCGTGACCCAGATCTAACAGCTTGTTTAACAGGGTGTTTTGAGCCAAGAACTTCTGAGGCAAGCGCACCGGCGGCTAGAACATTACCTGCAACTCCTAATTTGTTCCCCCATTTACCAGCAAATTCCCCGGCTTTTCCAAATACTCCTTTGCCTTTTTCTAAAGTGCTAGAGGTAAATCCACCAATTTTAGAGTCTTTAAATTTACCAAATATATTTCTAGCCTTTCCTCCTATTTTAGAATTACTAAATCTAGCTTCTGCCCTATCTGTAAATGAGGCTCTTCCAGAAGTTCCAAATTTTCCTTTTACTTTAGCCTTTCTTTCAGATGAAGAATATCCACCAAGGGATTCTCCTTCTTTATAGGCTCCCGATTTGGTAGTATAGCGTCCACCTTTTCCAGAGAATTTTCCATCGGCATAATCTTGTATTTTACTACCAACATAGCTTCCTGCGGCTTGTGTACCAGCAGTTGTTGCAATAGTAGAAAGAAGTGATATTATAGTAGTCATCCAGGTAGGGAGTCCCCCAATAAATCCAAGTATTCCCCCAACAGTCTTTTCTATTACATCATTACTTTGACTAATTCTTTTTTCATATTCAGCCGCTTGTTGGTTTCTTTTAGCCGTAGAACTACTATCATATTTAGCCTGATTTTCTTGACGCTTAAATTTACCTGTTTTTTCAAAATCTTTAATAGCTTTATTCTGCTGGGATTCTGAAAGGTCGCCGTTATCTAGTATTTTAGATATTTCATCGGCATTTTTAATAGATTTTATCCCAAAACTATGTTGTAGTACTAAAGCACCACCGCCATTATGCCCTCCATACATATCGGACATTCTTCTAGCTAAATCAATATTATCTGGGTCTGCTAATCCTTTGCTTAAATCCTTTTCAGCATTAACTGCTCCTCTAAGTCCTCCATATTTTTCTGGATTTGATTGAACTTTAAGTTGCAGTAGCTGTTGATTATCTCCTTCGCTTGCTTGTATATAGCTATTGTTCCACTGGGATAATGATTGTTGACCTTGTGCTCCTTGTAACGTTCTTCCCCCAGCTCTAGCAGTTATTCCTTCTACACTAGCAAGCCTTTGAATATCACTTGCAGATAGAGTTCTATCTTGGCTTGTTTGGTTAACTAATGAAGTTAGAGTTTGTGCCTGTTGTTGTTGAATACCCTGTGTCCTTGCATAGACATTCATACCAGTAACAGAGTTATCTAATGATTTTAAGTCATTATTATTATTTATAGCACCAGCATTAAATAAGGAAGAAGCATAATTCATATAACCAGATCTACCAATACCGGTGTTGTTACCAGCTTGCTCCATCTGGTCAACCATTCCCATATTAGTGGCACTATTACCACCAGAATAACCATTTCTGGAAATAGCCAATTGATACATATTAAGGCTATCTTCCAAACTATACCCATTAGACCTCTGTTGATTAATAGAAAACATTTGGTTTCTAATCGACTGGTCATTAGCGCTATTAGTAGAATAAGCTAAGTTAATACTAGTATCATCAGTAGCAGAGTTTAGTTGCTTTCCTTGTTGATATTGCGAGCTTATTAATCCAAGACCTCCAGCAACAGTATGATATCCGATAGCACCTGCTCTTTGTGCTAAGAACCCTTGAAAGGTTCCCCTTCTAGCAGATACAGTCATATCACTATTATTATCCATTTGAGACTTCTGATCTTTTAATTTTGTAGTAGTTTTATCTATTTCACTATTAAAATTTTTAATGGATTCTATAAGCTTAGTATTAGCATTTATTTCATCATTAAGCTTTTGAGTGGCTTGATTTCTAGAAAATTCATCAATGCTAGTATCATGGTTAACTTCATTGATGTTAGTTCTAGCCTTAGCTATTCTTTCTCTAGCAGAGTCTATACGGTAATTATTTCTATTCGCAATATCAGACAAGTTAGATAACCCTTGCTCATTATCGTAATTAAATTGGTCATACCTTTCTGCACTAATTCTATTACCAGACATAGCTGATCGGAATCTAGCGGATTGCCGACTAGCTAGCCTTCTCATATAACTTCTATCTTCTCTGGTATCCAGTTTATCGATATAAGAGGAGCTTGTATTAGTATAACCAGTATTTGCGGCATCTTGTCTATCTAAAACAGAGTAACCTCTTGGAGTACTAATGTTCATTCCTGATATTGAATTAAAAGAGTCACGGGCGTTACTCATTATTCCATTTAAGGCGCCATTAAGTATACTAGCATTCCCTCCAGCACCATTGCTTCTAAACTTATCAAATGTAGATAATAAGCTTTGAGCTTCCTGTTCCAATTGACGCATTGACTGAACCGCTTCTTGAATATTGGATACAGAAACAAAGTCACCTTTATTATGGGAATTACTTTGTAACTCAGATATTTTTCTAGCTTGTTCTTCTACTTGTGAAAGATTATTAAGTGCAGAGTCTGTTTCTGCCTCAACTTTAAATTTATAAGAGTTATCAGCCATTTATATTCCCCCTTTCCTTATTTTTTCGTAAATGCCGCTATAGTCTTAGATATGGTCTTCTTAGTCTCATTATTTTTACTCTTAATATACTTATCTTGTTGCTTAGCAAGATTATCTGCTTCTAAGGTATCTACGTTTTCCATTTTATCCATGTTATCGGATTGCTGATCTTTAACCTGCTTTAACAAGTCTTCTTCACCAGCTCCATCAGTAGGATCAAAATCTTCAGAATATTGCCAAGAGTCATCCAAGTCATTGAATGAACTGGTAGATACAACTTGCTCACCATTAGCGTTAGCCTGAGCAATAGCCTCTCTACGTGACTTTTCTTGCATTCCATATAAAATAATATTTATTTGGTCAACAGTAAGATTTTTAAAGCGTTCATCTGTTGGTAGGACTTTAAAGTGGTCCATTATAGTAAATAAATTTTGAAAATAAACTGTTTTTACTAAGGGTGTATAATTTCGTCTATGATCGAAATCGAGACATCCAATTATTAAAGTCTACTCCAATCTCGTATAACCACGAAAGAGTTGGCGGATAAATCTTATCATTATCAGCTAATTGAACAGGTACTTTAGTTCCACATACATTTAGGGTGGCTAGTGCAGTATAGGCAGTATAATCAAACATATTTTGATCTAGACCTGTTCCATCTAACCACTTCTCTCTAAGTGCTTTAATCTTAGCGTCCTCAATAACGTTAGGTGCCTTTATTTCTACATGAAATTTTTCATTATCTTCTGAGAAAACATAGTCTTTTGAGAAGATGTCATTAACTCCCTGAAGAATTTGGTCAATATCTTTAATTGATTTCTCACTATCTTGCTTATGAAGTGCATTAGCTTCATCATCAGTTAACTTTTCGCCATTTTCAGAGCGTTTACGAAGTTCTTTTAATTCATCTTCGGTATATTCTTTCTTTTTGTTACTACCGGGATATTTTAATGCCTCTATTTCTTCTTTGGTATAACTATTTTTTTCCATAATAAACCATCCTTTAATAATAATATAATTTGCGGATTCTAAATATAGTATAGTATACCATAAAATAGTTTGACAATATACTCACTAAGTAGTATTCTTAAACCAATAGGGGAGAAAACTCGTTACTTTAGTGACTAGATTGATTCCCTATTATTCTAAAGTATGATACAATTAAAACATACGGAGGTGAATACAATGACTTTAAAGGGGGTTAAATTGCGGATTTATCCCAACCAAGAACAGCAGTTGAAGATTAAACTAAATTTTGGATATAATCGTTTTGTTTGGAATCAGATGTTAAATATGATGATTAAACGATATGATAATAATCCAGAAGCACCTTTCTTAAACGCTTTTGCATTGAATAATCTGTTACCTGCTTTAAAGATTGAATACCCTTGGCTTAAAGAAGCTGAAAGTACTAGTTTGCAGGCAACTAATCATGATTTAGTAGAAGCTTATAAGAAATTCTTTAGAGAGCATACGGGTTATCCAAAGTTTAAATCCCGTAAATTCCCTAAGCAAAGTTATCGTTCTAGTATGCGTATTAAGTTATTGGATAATCATCATTTAAAGTTACCTAAATTAGGAAATATTTATTTTAGATCTGGTCGTCAGACTAATGGAAAAATTAAGAACGTTACTATTAGACTATCTTCTACCGGTAAGTTTTACGCTATTTTATTAGTAGATACAGAAGTTAATAAGTTACCTAAAACTAATAAATATGTAGGTATTGACATGGGAGTAGCCGATTTAATGATTACCAGTGACGGTATTAAATACCCAACTATCCGTTTTGACAAGATTCTTGCTAAAAAGAAACACTATTGGGAGAAACGACTAGCTAGACGTAGAGCGCAAGCCAAGAGAGAAATAGCTTGGGATATACAAAATAAGGTTATTGCACCACGAGAACTATCGGATTTTAAGAACTACCTTAAAGCTAAACGTATGGTAGCTAAATATAGTGAAAAGATTGCTAATCAACGTCATAATTATATTCACAATTTAACCAAGCAGTTAGTTGAGCAATATGATGTGATTAAAATTGAAGATTTGAAAACCAAAAATCTTCTTAAAAATCATAAATTAGCCCGAGCAATTGCTAATCAGTCATGGCGAGAGATTAGAAGACAACTAGAATATAAGTGTGATTGGTATGGGAAACAGCTAGTCACTGTTGATCCTAGAAAAACCAGCCAGATCTGCTCTAGTTGTGGCTATGATGACGGTAAACACACTTTGAATATTCGACAGTGGACGTGTCCTAAATGTGGTATAAACCACGATCGGGATATTAATGCCGCTAAGAATATTCTAAGTGCTTAACAGACTATCTAGGTTCGGAACGAACCATGGCAAATAGCTGTAACCTCTATCTAATATTTTAATAATATTAGACAAGTAAGCAGTGTTCCCAGAAGCTCGGTCATTTATGTCCGAGTAGCTCACAGTATATACAGCGTTATTAATACAAATACCAAAAAAATCCCCCATATAGGAGGACTTTTCCTTGTTACTTCTTTTGCGTAGCACTAGTAAAGTTAAATACCGCTTGTTCCGTAACTAATTGATTAGCCCGGACTTGCAAGTTATAACTAACGGGTGTACAATGACTGTATGAAGCCAATAGGTTGTGCGTATACTTATCTTGAATAGTAATTAGAGTATCTCCTTGCTTTAGGACATCTTCTCCTAGAGCAACAATTCCGGCACTAACCATATCATTAGTCCGCATTCTAATTCCTTCTACCGTAAGTTGACCATTATACCGCATAAATACGTATTCATATGGCATATAATCACCAATACCCCAAACACCAGTAGTACCATACTCAATTTGGGCAGTGGCCGATGTTGCTCTACCTACTGCTTTTGAGTTCATAAATATGGTAGTTACTGTACCTGTTTCTGATTGCTGATAGCCTTGTTCATAACTACCTGATGCCGCTTTTGCCAAGTAAATCAGTCCTTTCTATTATTAGGCAATGCTTGTATTGCTACTTGTAAGAGTTTCTGTATTGTACTGAAGAGCAATATCCATTTTCTTCAATGTTCTATCAGGATATACAGTAGCACCAATATTAGCAGTAGATCCAACGATCGTTACAGTTACTGAGCTAGAGTCATAATCCATGATAATTCCTTCTGTTTTAACATCAGAAAGATATTCAAGCACGTAAGAAGAAAGAGTACTTGCATACGCAGTGTTTATCTTACTCCCAATAAATGGATCTAGTTTTTCACGAATACCTGCAACTAAGAAGTCAGAACTCTCGCCAATAGCCATTTCATGCTCTAATGGTTCATCTACCCTAGTAGAAGTAGTAACATCATCAACAATTCTAAATGAGCTACTCGATCTATTTTGGAGGTATTTAATAGTTACTACTCCAGAACCTGTCAACTCATTAATATCATCGGTTGTAAAGTTCTGATCTAAGCTAACAAGGTTAAGCGTCTTATTAGTAATAGAATCTCCAATATCAATACCAGAAGCAAGACCACCAACCATTGCGGCAAGCATATATCCAGCCATATCTTGGGTAGTTCCATCAGACATCTTTACCATAGCAGAATTTCCAACTAAGTTAGTTCTAGCATCATCTAATTCCAATGATCTACTAATTAATTGCTGTTTAGGTTCAGAAATACCAGCGCCTACAATAACTCGCATAGCATTTCCTACTCTAGCTTGAGTATTAGCAAAAGCGGTAGCTTCAGCTTGAATAGCCGCATCATCAGTTAATGGAATCAAGTAGTATCCAAGATATCCATTGTTATCATATGAATCAGTAAACTGGTTGAATAAGTTAGTCCAGGAATCGGGACTTACACCAACAGAGGCTCCTGATAAAGCTGTCGTCTCAAAGTTATCTATTGGAGTAGTAACAGACATACTATCAAGTTCAATATGAACACCATCACTAATAGAAGTTTCTTTAATATTAGTTGGATCTTCTGGAGTACCTTCTGGAACATACCCGATGGAAACATAGCTATCATAATCGCCAACAGTATTAAGAATGTCTCCTTCAATAGCATATACATATTGTTTATTAGGAGTAGCACTTAATTGCGTTTCATCAATGCCATGATAATACTTAGTATAAACATTCTTATTTCCAATAGAGAATCTAGTAGCAGTAAATCCAGCAACTTGATTAATGGCATTAATAAGACTGTTAGTCTTAACATATAAAGAATTATCACCAAGGAGGAACTTTTGAATTGGTTCTGCGGTACTGGTACTATCTCCAGCATATAGCGTTAAAAGAGATGCAAAACCATTTTCATCGGTATCAATCTTGTAAGCGGCATATCGTTCATTACCTGTGTAAGACAATGAGAATATATTCCCTAGATTATCATAGGTATTAGTAACACCATCTTCGGGGAATGAAACAACCAACCGCTGAGTATTAGTAATTCTATTTGGTTGTAAGCTAACTAGAATATTATTAGCCTTTTCTGAATACAACTTTGAAGTAAATGTCAAAGTTCCTTTCTTCAAGGATGCTTGGGTAGCTGGTTGTGAGCGCATTGCCATAATATTTCCTGCATAATACGTCCCATCTGAATCTGGTTGCCAAGCAAGTTCTAACGCTTTAAGAAGTTCCCCTCCTCGGAGTTCCTGCTTAGCTTGTGTATAACTAGAAAAAGTTCTAACAGTTTGTGGAACACCATCATCAGATTCTCCAACAATCATCAAAGGCTTTTCTGAATTGCTAGAAGATCCCGTAAATGAATCTGTATTAATGGTTACAGAAATTCCCGGAATATTATCATTCTGATTTGATGGATATACATATATTGCCATTTATTATTACCTCTCTTTACTTGTTTTTAATAAAATCTTTAAGGTGTGGTAAGAAATCTTCTTCCGACTTCATATACCAATTTCCCTTCATTCTACGCTTAAAATTAGCTTTTTCTGAATCCGATAGGGGATATAAGTACTTAGCAGATTCTAAGAAAGTATCAATACTCATATATTCCATAATTATTTACTCCTTAAATTTATATCTAATTCTTTAATTGCATTAACGTCATTATAACTAATAGAATAGGTTGATTTAGTATTTAAAGAATATTGAATAGCGTATAAAGGCTTCTCATCAACATTCTTTATCCCAAATGTATCTTGGATAGTACTAAGACCTTTTTTACTAATAGTTTGAATAGCAAATATGTCATCTTGTTCATTAGTAGCTCTTAATGATATTAGAGAGAAGGCAACAATAGCAGACAAACAACGAAGGGTATCTATATGGTTAGATACGATAGAGACTGTTGTTGTCTCTGTGGCATTAAATCCAATATTATATCCTGCCATATCCTGACTATTAGACCCTTCAATTAAAGGAATATATGAGAATGTAACATCAACACCTAAAGCAGGTTTTGCCCCGGAACTAAGGAACAACTTATTTTGATATAGATACTTTTCATCTGTTAATACTATTCCTTGACTGAAGACATCACATTTAACGAATTCACTAACAGGTTCTGATGTTTCTATGAAGTAAATATCATTATCTA